AACTACATTCCAATGAAAAGCCCAGGTCTTTTGAAACAAATGAAAAAGACTTGTCTGGGCTTTGAATAGGGATTGATATAGATCGTCCATTGTTTTTATTTTTATTTATGGGCAATGTCGGATTCGAACCAACGACTTACTGCTTGTAAGGCAGCCACTCTACCGCTGAGTTAATCGCCCTGGCTCCCCCACCTCGATTCGAACGAGGAACCTTAGAGTTAACAGCTCTCTGCTCTGCCGTTGAGCTATAGGGGAATGAAGTTATTCTGGAGGATCATTCAAGAGAACATATTCTACAGTGTTTGCAACGTCGTTCATTGCATCACGAAGAAAGGGTTGTTGACCACTCTCTTGAAGAAACTGTCTTCTGGGTTGGTCCGTTAAAGTCCAACGCCATTGTTTCATGTCTTCGCAATACCAAAGATTAATTTTCATTCTTAGAATACTCTAACTTAACCCAATTAAGAAGTGCGTTTGTTTCCATGATCAAAGGATCATCGAAGGATGTTTCCGTTCTCAGTTTCATAAGATAGTTCTCAAGCGCCGCAATGACAATGTGACGATCTCTTTGTGAAATTAAAGACATGATGTTTTTCCTATGTAGTAGGAAACGGGTTAGGCTGGATTCGAACCAGCGACCAACGCTTTAGAAGAGCGATGCTCTGTTCCTCTGAGCTACTAACCCTTGAGTACCCAGATATTATAGGGGATATTGGAGTGTTTGTCAAACGTCTAGAGTTGGTTTCCCACCAAACCCTTTCTTAACAGGTGCAGGAGCCACTTGTTTCATAGAATAATTGATTGATGAAGGAAACTTTTTATGAGTTTTGAATTGTAGATTGGTATCCATGCGATCTGGATTTTTAGGATCAATACCTCTTAATCGCATTCTTGCATCTCTAGTGGCACCCTGTCTTTGTATGTAGTTTGCCTGTGGATCGGTATGAATTCCTAATGCAAGAGGTATGTCGGTAACAGTGTTAGCGGCCGCACTAAGTTTGTTCTGGACCGTACCAATAACGTTTCTTGCAAATTTTTTTACTGGATTTTCTGGTTTGTTTGCACCGAAAGGATTATAAGCCTGTTCGCAAAATTCTTTAAATGTTTTCATTAGTCCCGTTGTCTCCAGTCGTCAGGTTTCTCTTGAGTAAAGAAGTCGATAATATCGTCTGCACTTTCAAAGGCACCTCTGTGATTGGAGGGATCGGGATCTCCAATGTCCATAATATTCATGAAGTCATCTAGACTACCCTCCTCCATTTCAGGGTTGTTGGCGGTCCTCCTGGCTTGTCTCAACATCGATGCGGCTGATGCATTCGACTTCGCCAATTTTTCTGCCCAGATCATCTCACTTAATTCAACTGGAGCTCTCTTTGAGATACGATCACAAATGAACTCCAGACGGAGACGATATTTGGTAGATAACATAGAGGACCATATCAACCTGTAGTATTTAGAACCTAAATTTCACTTTGGCTGCAACAGAGTTGTTTGTAACATCATCTGCAACAATATGTGATCCTTCAATGAAGATAACTTCTTTGTAATCAACTGCAGCAACAACACCATAAGAATTATCAGTTCCGTAGGAACCTTCAACACTCAAACCAATTACATCTTTCTTCTTACCACCAAATCTGGTTTCTAATGTTAAACCAGCCTCACCAACATGAGAGGTTTTATTTACTTCAGCAACTCTTCTAGCAGATGAAACCGTACCAGTCTCTGTGTATCCATCACGTTTTACATTTTGAACTGTGTGACCGATGAATGGTTTGATCGAGCCAGAGTTATTGAGATACAGTCTATTGTGAACCCACCACTGTTGACCTTTGGTTTCACCCCAGTTGGCATATTGATACTCAACTGTTCTTGCATAATCATAGGTATCATTAGAACCACCAGCGTTTGTTACTAATGCAACATTCTTACCATGGAAACTATTAAAGATACCAACGTGTTGTCTGCTGAGATGTGAAAGACTATCTACACCTTTGAGTTCTGTGTAGAGAGTATTGTAATGGGCTCCAGCAGTCCATCCCTTTGTCAGGTCATATTCAAATCCACCACCAAAGATAGTAGAGAAACCATCATATCCATCAGCATTATAAGATTTTGTCAATGTATTGTTTTCAAACATTCTAAATCTCTTCTTGTGGTTCGTGAGTGGTTCATGATCCAGAAGATCATTAGATGTATCACTGATGCCATCAAGAACTTCTAACTGATCAATACGACCAGAATACTTCTTGCTACTGTGTCTACTTTGAGAATTGGTTTGTGAGTAAACCGTTACTGTTGTACCGTCACTATAAGTATCTACAGTTTGATAGGTTGTGGTTACATCCAGATCAACATCTCTGGTCATTGTCTGTACACCATCACCTTCTTTTGGTGTCTCGGTGATGGTGGTAACAACTGTTTGAGAATAAGGATTGGTTACCGAACTTGTGAGTGTTGGTGTTGATGGTTGTTGAACTGTACCAAACTCATAGATATCAAGAATACCATTCTGGTTAGCATCACCAGAAAGAAGTGTTGCAGAAAGAGTAACAGTAGCACTACGGATAACTTGGTCCATAGGCACCCAGTCCATCGTTGGAGTGCCATTTGGTTGATATGACTGTGGGTCACCCAAAGGAATATAGGTGAAAGTATAATCACCTGCAGAAAGTCCAGAGAATGTTAAACCCTGCCAAGTATATGAATCTCCACCACCATTAGGATCTCCGTAAGGAACAAGTTGAGTTCCATCAGATGTGAAGTAGTTGGTTCCAGGAATTAAACCAGCTGGTGTTGAGTTCTGCAGTAAATTAAACTGAGTGATGGTGGTTGTATAACTGGTCCCGTTAGCACCTTCTAGTTTAATTTCGGCTTCATTGAAGTTGGTTCCTCCATGCCAAGAACCATACCAGAACGTGATACCACCTTGACCATCCCCGACGTAACCAATAGAGTTTGTGTGAGAAAATGCAGGTGTTGCAAAAGAACCCATCAGCAGAGCAGATGCTGTGGCCAGGGCCTTCTTTGTATAGTTTGACATTGTAGATTTGAATGAAGTTCTTTATTCAAAGAATTTCAAATTCAAGTCAAAGTCCAATGACAGAAGAACTAATTTGGTGACAATTCGTCCTTCAGTATTTAGATCAAATCATCTACAATGAGAACTTCACTCTCTACAGTTGGATCATACCACTCAGAGAATTCAAAATAGATTGCAGTTGCATCATCGATCTTTCCATCTTTGAGATCTGAAGCCTCAACTAATTCATGCATTCTATCTTTTGACCAATCAATAATATCATAGACCATCTCCTCCAGTTTCAATTGTTCTTCTGGAGTGTGATTGATTGGCTGAAACATAGTAGTCTTTCCTCATGTAACGTCCAAGGATGTTGCTATTGTAGTAGGCAGGGGTCCCATCGGCAAGAGATTCTGACAGAACATTATGAACAAATAACTGTCTGGTCTCTTCAAAATTGACCCATCCTTTAGTCTCATGAAGACTTATGATCTCCCGTTTAAATGCAAAGTTCCCCAGTTCCTTTCGTTCCTGGTTAAGTTCATCAGAACTTCCATAGTATTTCTTCCAGTCACTTTCACTCTTAACTCTTCTAGATTTACCTTTGGGTTTTCTAAAAGACCAAAAATACTTACGTCCCAAATATTTTCTATTTGTTTGTAAGTTGGTTATTCTATAAACAAAACCAAAGTTATTCTCTATGTGTTCTGAAAGAAAAGGTTCACCATTGTAATACCATGGATTTTCATAGTCAACTGTAATCATTATCTCTAATAACCTTAGAGATATTTATAGCTTGTCTCTTGAACCCTGGCAGAGTTATTATACTGACAAAAAAAGAGGGGGTCAAGAGCCCCCTTCGTTATTGCGTGTCTGGAAGTGATCCTCCCAATCTTTCCTCATGGCACCAAGAGCCCATGCATCAGTTAGTTTCTTCGGGCCGTCTTTCAACAACTGGATTTGAAATGCTGATAGACCAGCCTTCCTGTCCAAATAATCCCTCCTCCACGATCTCTGCTTTGGGTCGATTTCGTTCATCTTCTTCCTCCCACTGTTTAACGATTTCTTCTGCTTGACGATCAACGTCCTGCATTGTGGCTTCCACCTTGGCATCAATATACCATTTCTCCACAAAAGAAAATAGATACGACAAAATGAGATCAAGAGGAGGTCTCTGTTTAGAAATCCACCTCTTGATCTTCTGCAGATCTGTTTCTTTTTCTTTGTCTAGAACAATATCAAAGTTTAAACCCACTGAAGGTGTCTTTTTTGACATCCTGTTTGATACCCCCGACGACATAACTTTCCACCTCAGTCTCCTGAGGCGCAACCTGAAGACCCTTAGAGGAGATCCAGTGTTGTGTCCATGGAAGAGGATTATTGTTTGCAGAGATATTGTACAGAGGTTTCAGTCCAATAGCCTTAAGACGGCGATTGGCAACCCACTCCACATACTGACAAAGAAGTTTATCATTTAAACCAATCATGGGTCCATCCCTGAACAGATACTCCGCCCAAGCCTTCTCCTCTTCCACACAATTGCGGAACATTTGATATACGTTCTCTTCTTCTTCCTTGGCAATCCTTACCATGTCAGGATCATCACCTTCTTTCCA